TTGTCGAACTTAGAAATCTATAGAAAAGCGGCTGAATCGGCCGTTTTACGCTATACGGATGTGATTCACCATGTTGAGCCATATCCAGAAGAGTTCCGTTTAGCTGTGCTCGTATTTGTTGGATATTACGACAAACACCGTAACGCCGAAGCAGATGCGCCAGTGAATGGCAATTTTATGCCACAGCCAGTGCAATCTCTTCTATTTACTTATCGAACGCCTACTGCTGTTTGAGGTATTTATGGGTATTCGGGAATATTTATTTGGATGTCAATGTTGGGCATGCAAGAACATTCGTGCAGGTGGTGGGTATCAACCATGCCACAAGGCTAAAAAATCTGGCGAGCTAAGTAAGCCACCAAAAAAACCATGAGGTATTTATGGGACAAAACGCAGGTGAATTACGTCATCGAGTAACCATTCAGCACCATACAGAAGGTGGTCGTGACGAAGACGGCTTCCCAATTGAAGGTGGCTGGTCTGAATATAAAAAGCTTTGGGCTAAGGTCACGCCACTTTCTGCTAAAGATTTAATTGCAGCACAAGCCGACCAATCCGAAGTTGTTGCTCGAATGAAAATCCGTTATCGGGAAGACATCACGACAAAGATGCAAGTCATCTGGAAAGGTCGAATATTCTCAATTAAAAGCCAAGCCTTAGATGATAGTGAAGACTCATACACTTACTGTACTTTCTTGCTTGGACAAGGTTTAGAGAAACCTAAGTAGAGGTTCTTATGGCCGATGTAGACGTAAAAATCGAAGGACTAGATGAAGTCTTGCGAAAGATGGGTGTCTTGAAAGATAAACGGAAAATTCGCAATGCAGCTATGAGGGCAGCCCGTAAAGGTATGAATGTTGTCCGTGATGCAGCAAGACAAAATGCAAAGGCCATAGATGACCCTGAAACGTCTGAAAAGATCTGGCGCAACATTTCGGTATCAGCAGGTAAAACTAAATCACTTGATTTAGTGCAAATGCGGGTAGGTGTTCGTGGTGGGGCATCTTACTCAAATCCAACACCACCAAATACAAGCGGTGGCGACACCAGATACTGGCGCTTTCTTGAATACGGAACATCAGAAATGCCTGCAACTCCATTCATGCGCCCTGCATTGGCAAACAATGTTCAAAAGGTCACTGATACTTTCAGTCAGTCTTTTAGTGCTGAACTAGACAAGGAAATAGCAAAACTATGAGCTTTCTTCCAATTTATCGAACTCTCAATGCAGATGCTGCGGTTAAGGCTATTTTGGGCACTGATTTGCGTGTATATGAGGATTTAGCGCCTTTAGATACGCCTACTCCTTATGCAGTTTGGCAAGAGGTAGGTGGAAGTGCTGAAAATAGCCTTGATTGCCCCGCTAAGACTGATCATGTCATGTATCAGGTGATTGTGTACGACACTAACCAAAAGCGTGCCTATGAGGCGCGTGAAGCAATTAGAAAGGCTTTGGAAACACAAAGCTATATCTTAAATCCGCGAATAAGCAACTACGAAACAGACACAAAGCTTTTTGCTCGTGGATTTGACGCAAATTGGTTTTTAAGCCGTTAAAGAATTTACCTAAATCAAACCTGTCCTTAGCGGCAGGGTTTTTTATGCCTGCTCTCAGGCAACCACTGGCTAGGCTGATCCCCGAAAAGAAGATGGTCGTTTCGACTACTCATTGCATCTTCCTGCCAGTGTTCTTTTATTCAATGAGTGGTCGGAGCATGACAATGAATGCAATTGTAAAGATTGAAACACCAGAGCAAGCTTATCAAGTGATAGAGCAGATGAAAGAGCAACTAAAAGATGTGAAGTGCTCATTGCTTGAAATGACATCAATGATTGGGGATATTGAAAAGCACGAGGGGGAATTCTTCTTTAATTTCTTAAAGTCATTGAGTGCGCAAGGCAAGAAGCAGGATGCTTGCATGATGAATACGTACGTTATGCAAGATGTGGATGCTGGAATTGTGAAAATCGGAAAATCAAAAAATGTCCAAGCCAGACTTTCTGCAATCACAAATATAAGTGGAAGAAGTTTAAAGATTATTGCAACCTTCCCTAAAGATATTGAGAAGCAACTGCACATCAAATACGCGGAATTTAGAGAAGTAGGTGAGTGGTTTTCTTTGCCACAATCTGAATTGGATGATCTGATTAAGGAAGCGCAACCATCCTTAGATTTTGATGAGGATAAAGATAATGACAAATAATGTTCCTGCTTACATTGTGGTGGAGTGCAGACCAAGCACAGAAGAAGATGGTTATGCCGATATTGTTATTCATAACGACACCTACATTTTTGAAAGTGTAGAGCCGACAGAAAACCTGCGCGCAGCAATGCTAATAGCTATTGATATTGAGCGAACCAAGCCAAACCATCGACACATTACACTGCATGCCGAAAGCATCCTGAAACTATGCAAAGGCATACAGGGGGACCTTTGATAAGAAGCAAAGTTT